ATATCGACACCGCGCCGGGCACTACCGACAGGTCGATGACCGCACCACTTGCCGGTAACGTGTCGGCCGATATCGACACCGCGCCGGGCACTACCGACAACTTGACGCCGGACATAGTGCCGGTCAGGACGTCCATGAGCATCGACAACGCGCCGGGCACTACGCCGAGGGAAACGGCCGCGGCCGTTGCCGCGAGGCGGGCCATGCTGATTGTGGCGTCCAACACGGCGGCGTTGACCGCCATCGCCGCCAGCACCCCGAAATTGCTCGCGTCCGCCGACGCGCCAATCGAATACGACCCCGACGCGCCGCACGACCGATACAACCCGCAGCCCACTATGTCATTCGTCGCATCACTCCCGCTCGCCCGCTCGTAAATCTCCGTCACCCCGCTATCCGGCGACCACGTCCTGTTACCGTTCCTGAGACCGGCACCACCGACCAGCCACGCATCCGCCGTTCCCGTCGAGATGCTCGCCGCGTATGCCGACTTGTTGCCGGTGTCCGTCCCTGTATTCCCTACCGGCGATGACTGATCCACGCCCGTCAACGAAATAGCCGCCAGCGAGCAACCCAGCATTGTCGAGCTCGTCGACACCGACACCGTGTAGGACGACCCGCCCGGCGGATTCACCAGATACCACACCTCCGTCCGCACATTACGGCTACTGCCCGATGACTCATTGGCGGCCGCCTGTGTCAACGACGTGCCGTTGTACGTCACCCCGGTCACCGACCAACTACCGGTTCCTGAGCGCATCCCCGTGAACACGACGGCCAGCAGGCGATGTGACCCGCCGCACGTGTGGCTCAGGGTATGCGGCCCGGCGCCGCTGCCGGATGTTTTTGTGTGACCGTCCAGTTCAATCGCCATAGTTGTTTGCGTGCCGGGCGGCGCAGGAGGGGACGCCGCCCGGCGAGGAAACTACCGGCCCGGTTTGCTGCGAGCCTTCGATGGAGGCCGGTCGTCGCTAACGGTGGCGGCACTCGAAGAAGGAAGCTCCGCCGCCGGTATGCGATACTTGCGCATGTCGTTCGTGATGACGATCACCTCGCCCTCACGCTCGACCACTTGCATGATGTCGGCCGCGTCCATTTTTAGGTACGCGGCGACACGATTGACAAGATTGTCCATTGCCATGCCTTAGCCTGCGACGTTGCGCTTGCCGATGCCGCGCGGCCCGTTGACGCCCACAGCGAACTCGTCCCTTACCTTAATCGGCAGCGTGTCGTTGGTGAACATTAACCCGCTCGTCTCGGAAACAACCGAGAATAGTTCCGGCGCGGGATGTATCCGGCCGCCGGGGGTCTGGCTGTAGCTCATCTGAATGACCGGATACACGGCCGGGTCGACGATGTAGGCCCAGTCAGTGGCGTCAGTCCAGTTCGGTACAACGAGGGGAATCGGACGCGGGTCGGCAAAGCCGCGATCCTGCGCCTCAGGCGCGTAGGCCGTCGGCATGCCTTCGCCGTAGCCGAGAATGCTCAGCGCCGTGTCGTACAGTTCGGCCGGGACAAGCAGGAAGCGGGGGTAGATGCCCAGCACCGCGCCGCTGGTCAGTTCCGTGTGCTGGAAACACTCGGCCCGCGCGGCGCGCCATGCGGTCGCGTCGGTGCCGAGTGCCGTCGTTGCCAGATTGGTGTGGTCATTGTGGAACAGGGCTTTCGTGTCCTGTGCCAGCGTCGGGCCGACACCGGCCGCAGTGGTGAAAATGGCGCTAACGGCCGCCGAGCGTGTGCGGACAGCGGCATTGGCCAGTCCGCGCGGGATAGCCTGAAGCTGCATGAGGTCGCTGTTCTTGATCACCTCGCGGCTGATGCCGACATACGCCCCCTTCTTCACGAAGGCCGACGTTTCCTTTACATCGCCAGGGTCGATTTCAGTGTACGCCCCCTTTTCGGCGACGGTGGGGAGGTTGGTCAGGCCGCCGATGGTGAGCCACTTCATGTCATGGAGCGTGCCGTTGTTGGCCTCTACCGACACGACGCGCTCAAACCAGCGCCAATGATCCATGCGCGCCATTTGCTGGACAATTACTTTGTTCATGGCGTCAACGGCCAGATTGGGCAGTGTGGCCGTGGTGGCACCGGCGAACATAATCATCGACGGGTCGAACACGCCGCGGAACTCGCTGTCGCCGGTCAGGGCGACGTACAACTGCGCAAAGTTGCGCATGTTGGCGGCCGGAACCTTGGCCCCGTCGACGCCGAACATCCAATCGACGATGTCGCGCGCCTCGTCTTTGGCGTCGGACACCTGGAACCGGCGCGGCGCTTGCCCGCCGATTTGCACGACGTTGGCCTCGGTCAGGGCCGCGAGCTCGGCACGAGCCTCGGCGACGGCTTTTTCCACCTCGCCGGGGTTGGCATACTGGCCGCGGCTGAGGCGCGTTTGCACCGCCGCCGGAAGGCCGGACGCCTGAATAATCGCCTGCGCCGCGCTCTTCTGCAGCGCGGTCAACCATTCGTTCGATTGCTGGACGGCGGCCGGTTGCTGAGCCGCGTCCGTGGAAACAGTCTTTTCATCCATTGGGACACTCTCCGTAGTTGCGGCTTTGGCCGCCATTTTAAACCGCGTCGCCGGTCTGATTTGGCGACGCTGTAGATAATGCGCGGCAAATACCCGCGCCTTGCTCTCGTCTATGTCGTACTCGTCGGCCAGCGGCCGGAACTCGGTCGGGATTGCCCCACCGTCGATAAACCGCTGCAGCATCTCGTCTAAGCCGTCGTGTGCGTCCAACACTGCGTAAACCTGCGCGGCCAGTTCGTTGGTCGTGCGACTGAATGCGGCAAACAAGCCGTCACGATTGGCTGCCGGTTCGTCGACGGCATCAACAGCGTGGGTTTCTACTATGCGCAGGGCGGGATGTTTGTCCCGCGCTCCTTCCGGTCGCACGCCGTCATCCGGCCGCTCGCTGCCGTCGCTCAGTACCCACGCGCCGTAGCCGTCAACGACTACGCTCATGCCGAACGCGGCCGGGTCTTCTTCGGCCAGCGTTTCGACATAATCTCGCAGGTCGCCATGCGGTGAACGGGCGGCGCTCTCGGCCAGATGCAAGTCGCCGATAACCCGGTCGCCGGTCACGCGAAAATTACGCATTCGACCAAGCAGTTTGCCCAAGCCGTCGGCCGACAAACCGGGATGGGTGAAGCGGCTTTTCAAACCGCTCGGCTTGCTGTTGGCAATGTCGGCAAACTGCTGCAGCGACACCTGATCCACCATGAGGCGGTGGCCGAGGGCCTCGACCGCTTGCATGGCGCTCGCGCCGTGGATTGTGTGTGTGTCACGATCCACTACGGCAGCGTTGCTGTAGACGTTGAACCGCATCCGTTGCGGGTTGGTCATAATTCACTCTCCAAAATAATGCGACGCGGCGTCGGTCGCGTCTCAACCTGCACGGCGGTCGTTGGGATATTGATCACAACGCGCCGGGCATCACGGAACATGAGGTGCGCGCCGGGTATCACTATCCCGTTTACGGTCACGATGTCGCCGTCCGGCCCGCGTGATACGTGTATCGCGTTGGCGTGTATCGCGTTAGTGCCCATTGCCGTTTCTCCATATGCGCCCGATTGCCGACAGCGTTTCATCGTCGGTCAGGTCATCGTCGACCGGTTTATCGGCGACCGGCGGCGGGGCGGCGGCTTTCGCCTCGTCCAGTTCGTCGAGGATTGCCGTCACTTCCGTCGCGTCCATCGTCTCGGCCGCGAACTGGAAGAAGTGGCGCAATGTCCGCTCGCGCAAGGTGCGGCTGCCGGTCTTCAGCGCGGCGTCAAGCCCGTTGAACGCGGCCGCCATTTCACCGGCCGCCTCGGCCAGCAGCTTGTTGTCATCACGGCTCAGGTCGGGCAATGAGATAGTGATGAGGTCGCGGTTCGGCGTGCGCCGAGCCATGCCCGCGCCGTGGGCGCGAGTGTAGGCTACGTAGCACAAGTCGATGACCATGTCGGCCACCTCGCCCTGCCGCCGTCGCATGTGGCGTAGTGCCGTGCGCTCCATTGCCGTTGCCGTGGCGAGGTTGACATCCATGCTGTCGCCGTGCCAGTGAGGCGGCTGCCCCGCGCCGACGGCTATCATGATGCGCAATGCCTGGAGATCGTTGGCCGCGTCGGAGGCGTTGAGGGCGGGCGTCTTCATGTCCCATTCCTCGCCGTCATCGTGAACGATGATAGCGCCGGGGTTGGGTGGGTTGGCCTGATATTTTGCCCGCGTCGCGGCGACCGCTGCTTTGGGCACTTTCACAAACCAGTAGAATACCCGCGCGGCCCAGTTTAGCCGGACGCGATCCTCCAGCATCTTGCTGTATCGCAACAACCATGGCGTGACGGAGGTCAGGTCGCCCTCGCCCCACAATGCGCCCACCGGCCGGTTAATGGCGTAGTGGCACATCACCGCATCGGCCGCGACCGCGTCGGGATGGGCAGGTGACAGCCAGATGCGCGGTTCCTCGCCGGGGCCGCGCCGTTCGTGGTAGGCCAGTTCGGTTTCCCAGTCGTTATCGGCCGTTTCTATTTTGAGTATCAGTGACTTGGGGACGAGCCGGACGTAGCTCATGCCGTCGCCCGGATTGCGAAACAAAATGACGAACACGTCACCGGCACGGCTCAGTTCGTCGACTATTCCCGGCAGGCGCATCTCCATGCGGTTCTGCCGGTGCGCCCAGAATTGCTCGATAAACCGACCCATCACGCCCGGCGCCTCAGGCCTAAAACCGTCGCCGAGTACGTGGTCGGTTGTGATGTCGATGATGCGCTTGGCCTGCGGATGTTTGCGCCATGCCTCCAGCGCGTCGCTGTAGGCGCTCTGCATTTCTGTCCAGTCGCGGTCGTTGGCCCCGCCGCCGGTCGCCCATGCGCTCGTGCCGTCTTCCGGCAGGCCGACGGCAACAGGCGCGACGGCCAGTTCCGACCGCCCGCCTATTCCCGCTATCCACATGCCGATACGTTGCAGAATACCCATATCATTAAAAACAGAAAAAGCGCCTTACCCTGCGGCGATCAGGTCGCTCACAAACAGGTAAGGCGCTCAAGGCGCTCAAAAGAAGATATTCGATTGATGCTATTTTACAACGAACATGCGTTCTGAGTCAAGCAGCGAGATGTCGGTGTCAATAACGGCCGCTGTCATCGCCATGTACGTGGTCAGGTCAATGAGGTAGAACTGCCCCTTGGCCGATATCTCGACCAGCATGCGGGCCGGGTCGAACCGAAACAACAGGCGACCGTCGGGGCCGCGTACGTCTTGCCAGTTGCTCAAAACGCCAATGCCTCCAGCGGGTCGGGCATGTCGACATATGCCGTGACCGGCGTGGCGCCGGTGGCGGGGGCGAGATACGCGCCGACGTAACGCAATGCGTCGAGCCGGTGGTATTTCGATTTGTCGGCGATTGCCTCCAGCGGCCGGCCGCCCTCGTCGGTCATGCGGCTGTACGTGGCCAGTTCGTCGAGCGTGCCGGAACAGGTGTCGAACACCATTAGCCGGTCATCGGCAAACAGTGAGTGAACGCGGTTGATGCCGACCTCGACGTCCGATACGACGGGGCGGCGGATGTGCAATCCGGCGGCGCGGTACTCGTCACGCCATTGCTGTTCACCCGGTGCGCCGCCGAACGCCTCGCACTCACCCGGCTCACCGGCCATGAGCGCGGCGACGTGGTCGGCCGCCGTGCGCTCTCCGGCGTGGTAGTCGCGGTACAGGTACAAACGGCCGTCGGGCGCCTCGGCCAGCAAAACGGCCGCCGTGTTGATGCCACCAAAGTCGAGGCCGAGATAGCGCGGCCAGTCGGCGGGGATGGGGAACGGGCGGCAGGTGTGAACGTCGGGGTCGAACGATGCGTAGATGAGACCTGCCGGCCGGGTGAAGCGGGCGCGATAGAACATGTCGAAACGCCATGCCGGTAGCTCGCGCCGGGCGCGGTCGAACTCGGCGCGCGGGAACGCCGGATTCATGATGCTCTCAAAATGGATCAGGTCAATGTTGTCCCGGTTGTCCCAGAACTTTTCCTTTAACCAACCGTGGTAGTATGGCGTGGTCGTGATGAGCATCCGGCCCTCGTGGATACTGAGCCGTCGCATGATTGCCTCGTATGATTCAAGGCGAAATATCTGCTGGCCCGCCTCGTCGAGCCATGCCGCCCGCGCCGTCGATGATTCGAGGCTGTCGGGGTCGCTGGCATACCCGAACCATATGGTTGTCTTGTACGCGCGACCGGCATCGCCCCATAGCCGCCGCTGGCCCGCCTCGCTTATCTCAAAACGGCGCGTGGGGCTGCCGATGTAGCGGCCGAGTCCCAGGTATCCCTCAAACAGTTTACGGAACTCAGGCAGGGCTTTTTTATCCAGCAGGGCGAAAGTTGGGGTCACAACGAGGTAGTCGCCGGGGCCGCGCGTTTGCATCTCCCTGTGCAACCACGGCGGGCCGAACGTCGTTTTGCCGCCCTGCGTGCCGCTCAGTACGACCACAAACCGCTGGGCAGCGTTCCACGCCTCTATCTGGCCGGGATGGAAGTGGTACTGCAGCGTCCCGTCGCCGAGCAGGACGTAAAAGCCGTCACTCGTTGGGGTCATCCGGGGGCGGCACTATCTCGATACGCCGGGCGACGCTTTCGCCAAGTGACGTGATGTCTACCTGCGTCTTTTCGCCGTCAACATGGCGATAGAGCCAGCGCACAACGGCGAAATACTCGTCGATTGACTTTGATTCCATCATCCGGCCGTCGGGGAACGTCACCCGCCCTGTGGCAACGAATTCAGCCACCAGCGACGCAATCTGCCGCTTTGCCGCAATACGCCTACCGTCGGGCAGGTCGACCGTTTTGCCGAGTTCGGCCTGAAGGATCGCGGTTAACGCTCTCTCTTTCGGCGGTCGGCCGCGCGGATTGCCCGATTGTCCCGGTTCGTATCTCGCCATCTGATCATACCCTGTAAAATGTTTCAAAATGAAACATTTTTGAGTATTTTAGCACAGATGGACTAATGACACAACGTTGATTTTTACTTTACTTCTGCTGGCACGCGATACTAAAGCGCCAGCGGGCATTGATTCCCCTTACGTTTAGGGCATATACCGAGTTGTCAGGCAGCGATAGAGTGGTAGCGCTTGTAACGTAATCGGTGAATTCCTGCCGGCCGGTCGTATACACCTGGTTGCCCATTTTCGAGACCACGAACTCGACCGACGCCGGTCGCGTTGCGTCACTTTGCCATAGTTTATAATTTAGTTCCTGAACGGGACACGATGTGGGGACATCCATCAAAAACGTATCGGCGCCCGACGACCACTCTTCAATAATTGCGCTTGCCGCTGGGGGAGAATTCCACCAGCCGACAACGGCGCGAAACAACAGCCCGCCGCCCAATATCAAAGAGCCGATAACCACTGCAAGTCCGAGCACCATAAGCGCCTGAGCAAACGGCGACCCCTCTTTCGCCGCCATTATTGCGCCCCCTCATCACAGCGTGCGCAGCTGCGTTTTTGTAAATCAACCGGCATAGTATCCTCCGGGCAACATTGCCAACACTATCGATTAAACAGACATCGATAGTATATAAGACGCACCGGTTAACGCAAAAACGACCGCGCTGCAAATGCGGTCGTTTTGCTTGTCTGTCCAGTCGATTGTGCGCGGCGGCAATCGGGCGACTGCCGGTGTGCCCGCTGAGGAGTGAGAGCGATGTAATTATAGCACATATGGGCGAAAAGGGGAGTATAATTTAATGGTGCTTTTGCTTGCGTTCTTCTAAATAGTAGTATATACTACTACTATTATGGGGTTTGTGGTGAACCGCTATAGAGGAGAGATGTCTATGTTGAAACGTGGTCAAACG